CGATTCTGTCACGAAGAACTGAGCGGATGTTGTACTTCCCGTCACGATTTTCTTGGAAATGTTCAAAGCTTCCTGCGAACTGACCCAAATCGTGTCCGGTGAAAGCCGATAATTATCCCAAATCGACTTTAAAACGGCATCGATCTCGACGACACCACCAGCACTATCTGAGGTGAGTGGTGTTCCGACGCCGGCAATCCCTTGCGGCATGGTCATCACAGTTGAACCCGAGCCTGCCTTGAAAGCTTGATAGAATAACCCGTCGAAGGCCAGGGCGTTCTGCGAATTGTCAGATGTACCGAGCGAGGCCGCTGTTTGGGTTCCGGTTGCGGCCGTTGTGATGATGAAGGAGTCAATGTTTGTTATGGCACCTAAGACTTCCGACCCTGCAGCACCCCAGAACCAGGCATATCCCATAGCGCCCGCAACGGGAGTGACGGTAGCCTTCAAGCCATGTGTGCTATTGCCGTCATTGGCAGTGGTCAGGCTTGCGTTGTTCGACTTCCTCGCCGCCCCACCACCGAACGTGTCGGAGGATCCATCGGCATTGGTTCGCGTGACTTGCCCCTGGATGCCGCCAGCCACCGTCGCGTTCATGTAACCATCGAGCGTCAAGGCGACGCAGATCACGCTATAGGCTGTATTCGGAGCCAGAGTACCACCGGTCGCCGCATCGCTCAGCGTCGGAGTCGGCGTGGTACCAAGGGCAACGGATGCATTGCCCCCAAGGATCATGGCCTCTTCGCCAAGCATCAGGGCTTCCAACCCCGTCTTTGCGCCAATTGCTCTGATATCGTCAAAGCCTTGTCCCGCATATTGCGCTTCGAAATCGACGCTGGTCTCGATGCCTATGCCTTTATAGGTGGCCGTATAATCATGCGTTGAAACGGCCATCACGCCGCCTCGATTGGCGGCAGACACACCGAAGCGCAGACCCGTCGTGTTAATGGCGGTTATGGCTCGCCAGGCGGCCTGAATGCCGCCCTTACCAGACACGCGCGGGATCGAGTTTCGCAGGGGTGTCAGAACAGGATAGAGAAATTTGGCTCCGACATCGAGATCGTAGAAGGTCAGCCCCGATGTGGCACTCGCGGATTCCGTGAAGGTGCTTTTCTCAAGGCCGAGCAGGCCCTTGAAGCGCGGATCGCCAAGCGGCTTCTGCTGGGCTGTTTTCAGCCGATCGATCACATCATTGGCGGTGGTGTTGGGTATCATGTCTTTGGTCTCCAACCATGGCATCAAAAGAAAAGGCGGCGAACCTTTCGGTCTGCCGCCTGATGCGTAAAAACGATATGAAGCTGTTACAGCGTTCGGCCACGGCGCTGAGCGAGCTTGATCGCTAGAAGCGAGAGCCCGTGCGGGTCTGCCAGAAGCTTCTCGATTAAGCCATTTTCATCACTGTCCGGGCGGCCGTCTTCCTGTTTAGAGACAGCTCGCGTGCGGCCCGAAAGCGGAAGCGGCATCGGCTGCTCCTCGATTTTCTTCACCCGCGCCAGAACGTCGGAGAGCATCGATCCGAGCGCATCGAAGCGCTTTTGCAGATTATCCTGCATCATCTTCTGCGCGCCACCATCGCAAGTGGCGCCAAGCTCGACGGACGTGTCGTGTAGCGCCTGAATACGCGAAAGATCGTCGGCGCTATTGCGCGCGCCAACCTTCGCTACCTTCGGTCTATTCTCATTAGTAGCTTGGGTAAACGCACGCCATTCATGGCTACCATCATGCTTGATCATTTCGAAACAGGACTGTGCCAAGCAGGGTAGATCGACGAGCGAGATTTCGCTCGGTGCAGCGGTATAACGGGTCAGTCCATCTTCATCGCGCCAGCGCTGCACATAGGTGCCACCTTGCGAAAAGCCAGTATAGACGCCCTCCTCGACCTTACGCCACTCATCATTATCGACGATCTTAGCACAGATTTCGATCTGCTTATCCTCATCATTGAAGGTGAGCGCCGTCACCTTGCCTGCCGCAACAGCACCATGCATCGCGCGCAGATTGCCCAGCGATTTTCCACCTGTCGACTGAGCGATATCTTCCGACCATTTTTCATAAAACGGCTTGGTCGTTTCATAGTCGCAAATTTCGCCAGCTCGGTCCTCGATCTCGGCGGTAGCAATGCCATAGACAAGGCGTTGGGTGGCATCGACTTTTGTAATGGGTATGAACATGCCAAGCGCGGGCATGAGATCTCCTTTCAGATGTATGGGTATAAAAAAAGCCGCCAAATGCCGGCATGAGCGACAAGCGTGCGGATACGGTCTCGCATCCCGCCAAAAGGAAGAGAGTTCATTCATGTCCTAATTTGAAGAGAGTGAGGCGCTACCGAAGGATGAGCATTCGCTCTAATCGTTCGAGGAAGCGTCGTGAGCAGGTGCCTGTCCACTCTGGCCAAGGGCCACATAGCCCGCGCCCGTCAGCGCCATAGCGCGATCGGCTGCAGGCTCGTTCAAGGGCGCGTGGCCAAGCATGGCGCGCGCCTCATTGATAGTGAGAATACCTTTCGACGTATAGCCGGATAGGATTGTCTCCTGCGTCGCCGCATCAAGCTCCGGATCGAACTCCCAGACGAATTCAAGATCGGAAGAGTCGAACTCATCTGTCATGACGTCGTCGATCAGGCTCTTGGCCCAGCCAAGAATCGGCTGCAGGCCTTCTTCTTCCGATAGCTTCTTTTGCGTTTCGGCAGTCGCACGGTTGACTTGGGCGACAAGCCCTTGGGGCGAGATCGAGAAGGCAAAACAAATGATGCGCGCCAGCCATTCGTCGAAGGGGCCGGTGAGCGATGGCTCCTTCGTCTGCACGAAGGTTTTTGCCACACCACCTGGCACAAATTTGGCCTTGCGGCGGCGTCCGAGATCGCCATCGAAATAGGTGTCCCAATATTTCTGGTAAGTCGAGATCTGATCGGGCGTCCAATTATCCGGTACGCCAATGAGACTGTCGGGGATATTGCCCTCGGTAAAATAATCCAAAAGAAAAATCTGCCGCCGTAATGCGATATTGACGGTGGTTACAATCTGTTCGACAGGTGCAAAACCATAAACTCTATTGGTCCTGATGTTGCGTGGCCGGTAGAGCATATCGCTTACCGTATAATCAATGGCCGGATAGCCCTTGAGAATCTGCTGGTAAGCGGCTGGATAGATAAGCTCACCATGATCGGCATAAGGTTGTGGCGTACGGCCCCAATCGTCGATGATCGGTTTGATTGTCGCGCCGTCGAGCGGCAACAAAGCCGTCAACCGCCCGCTGCGATCGCGCTGCATATAGATAGCTGGTGCATCGATAACGAAGAGATCTTCCAAAATCAGGCGTAGCCAGTCGCTGAAATTATGTTGCCCATCCGGACGCCGCAGAAAGCGGGTGACAGAATCGATACGGACCTGATCGAGCTCTGTGGCCGCTGCTTTGTTGCGCTTTTTGACACTCCAATTCAGCCGCGCCACTTGATCCTTGCGTGTTTCAATAACGAGACGCAACAGATCGTAAGAGTCTGCCAGTCCCCGCAAAGCGTTGAAGGAGATAGCTCCATAGGGCCGTGCCAGTGTGGAAAGATTATATCCGGCGGGATAGTCCCATTGGCGTCCAATGGTCTGCGGCGGCGCGAGCGGCGTCATCGGCTCGAGTGGGCCGAACCAGTCGGCACCCTGGCCCGAAGATCCATAGCTCACGTAAATGTCCGTCGGGCTCAAGCTCCATGTCTTTTGCCCTGCTGCACGATCGGTCATGGATGATGTCTCTTGTGATGAATGTTGTTGTTTTGGCGCAGCGATCCACCACGCCCTAATCTACACGCTATGGTGTATAGTTGTGATAGCTGTCTGCACGCGCGATCGAGTTACGCGACGATCATGGAGTCGATCAGAGCATCCGGACTATAGCCATGCCAGTCCGGAGCACGGAGTGCCGCTAGAAGATCGTTCAAGAATTCCACAATGTTCTTCCACCGGGCTGCATCAAGTTCTATTACTGGCATAGCCTACCTCAATCCGAACCTGTCGGCGTTATCGCAAGCTAAGATAATGGTTGTTTGTATAATACATGGCACCCGTGCCGCTATCTATGACAAGACGAGCAGCGCCTCTATGGATGCTTCCTGATTCCACGCCGAAGGCGACGTAACCCTCCGTCGTGGGCGGTAGCGCTGCACCGAACCATCAGCCAGCGCAAATTGGCCGCCTTGACCCTCCGGCATCCCTGCCGGCCAACGCGGATGTTTGGCCGGATCAAAGACCAGAAAGCTTCCCTTCGCCAAGGGGCGGGAGGCAAGCACTGCGTCCTTGAAGAAATCGATGTGCTGCGCGATATCTCGCGCATCCCATCTTCGCGGACCGTCCCGCACCGCCAGATCCAATGTCTTGACCTGACACGCTTCCGCAACAGCCTTCATGAAGGCCGCGCTGTAGCGGGCGCGACCTCGCTCCCGTGTCTCGATGTGAGATGAATGCCTGGCCATATCCAGATCCCGTGATTTTGCGCGACGAGCGTACGGCATCGCTCTCGCCCGTCCTGAGCGGCAAGCAAGTGCATTCGACAATCCAGACATGAAGGAAAAGGGTCGTGCTTACCCAGCGCCTTATGACGGCTCCCGGCCTTGCGTTTCGCGCCGGTAAAACTCGATAATGGCAGTGCCGTCGTCCTGATTAAAGAGATGCGTCAACGCCCATATTGCAGCATCGGCATGATCGGGACTGCCCGCACCGCCATAGCCAGCGGAAGAGAAGGCACAAAGCTGATCTTCGAGCTTGCTGAAGCGACCGGCATGATGCACCTGCCCCCGCGCGTAACGGACCGATATGGGTTCGGCGCGCACCGCTTTGCCCCGGCTTGCCGTAACCAAGCGCACAGGTACATTGGCATCCGCCGCTTGGATCGTTGCCCGCACCATCTCGCCGCCAAAGTTACCTTCGGCCACGATACAGTCAGCATTGAACTCATGATAGGCGACAACAGCGCGGCGTCCCCAGGCGGCTGGCGCGTCACGGCAGGAGCGATCCGCCAGAATGTAGCAGTCACCGTTGCTGCCGCGTGCAGCAACGACAATGCCTATCTCGTCGGAGCCGAGATCGTCGCAGCTTGAGGCGCCCGATGGGTCGAGTGCGACCACAACGGCTTGGCGATCGGCTTCCGGAATATCCTTCAAAGTACAGCGGCTCGCGTCGATGATCTCATAGGTCCAAAGCGCAGCATCGACATCGTCGACATAAATACCTTCGTAGAAGCGCTTTCTCTGCCGCTCCGGCAAATTGGCGAGGCTGATCAGATAATCCTTCGAAAGGTTTGTGGCATTGTCCGGCGGGTTGAGAAAGGCACGCTGGTAGTTTTCCGGATCGTTCAGCGCCCGGCGCGAGACGGGATCTTTCTTTTCACCAAACAGAAGGTTGGTCCAATGCGTTCTGCCGGTAGGGTTGAGATCGACAAAGCCGCACTGGCTGAGGTCCGGTACGACCTGCGCCAATCGTGTGAAGGCCATGAGCGCAGAAGAATAAGGGATTTGTGACGCCTCGTTGAGGAAGATCGTTGTATACTCAAGCCCAAGGATTTTCTCGACCCGGTCTTTATCATCGAGCCCGCCGATCCAGATACGTGAACCATTTTCAAGCTCGAAGTAATTGTCTTGACGGCGTTCCTTCAGAGTGACTTGTGGGAAGCAGAGCCGCATGACATTGGGGAGCGTATCGAGCGCGATGGAAGCACGTGCCGCATTCGCATGAAAACGTAGAATGGCATGGCGCGAATGTTTGGCTCTGATCGCACGTTGCACAATTGCTCGGACGATGAGAAATGTTTTTCCTGAACGCGTTCCTCCAGCGAGACAGGTAAACCTCTGCGACCCTTCAAGCAACAGACGCGCAGCCTCCTGCCCCGGACTAAACGAGACCATGGATCTCCTCACAAAGTAGATTGTTGTGTTGTTTCCAAAAACCACGTGCTGACACGCAGTGTATGCTATTAGCGCTTCTGGAATTATTTATTTGATACGCCTAGCGTATGAAATAACATGTCGGTAAAACGAATGAGTTTGCCGCTGCAATGCGCGTATATAGCCTTGCATTTTATTGCAGGTCAACATGGCAACAGAGTCAGTAAACATGCATTTGTACATGGTTTATTTCTAATAATATGACGATATGTCGTCGGCTAATAAAATACATATATATATAATGAGTTTTTGTGCCCGTGCATATTATAGGCACATCGACGATCTGATACGGGAGGCAAGTGAAGGAATAGCTGGCTTGCTAGGCGCATAATCCGGCCGCTGCATGCGCGTATATAGGCCTCACAATTCGTTGCAGGTCAATCCGTACATGGCCAGTCTAGTTTGACATTTCTACATATTCAGGTCGACTCTGGTCTTAATCGTTTGAGCCTAGGCTCTCGTGAATATTCTACATGACACCTGGACGATGCCTACAGCTTTCGATGCAATACTCGTTTTTGCCAGAGCCGCGTCATAAGCCCAAGTATGACAATCCTCAAACGAAAAAAGCTCATGTGCATATTGAGAAATATGCACACGAGCTGATCGAACTTCTACGAAAAGGGAATCGAGCGAAAGAGTTCGTCGGCGCTTTAAAAGACCGAGAGGCCACGGGCATTAAGGGCCATGGCAAGATGATCGAGGGCTTTAGTGCGCTGACGATAGAACGTGTGTGGTGCCCACTGGCGTTCTTTACAAAGTGCTTTTATTGACCGGCGACGTGCCGTTCGTAAAGCCCAAAGGCTCGTCACCAGGGCCATGCCGGGATCGACGTCACGAAGCTCACGGAGCCATTCAAGGACAATATCCATTTGCTTGATCTCAGTGCCCGTCGGACGGAAAAGCGCGGCATTGCGGCGCTCTGCTCTTTCGCGCTTTTCCTCGGCTTGAAGGTCCGCTTGGGCCAATTGGTCAGCCCATTCGATTGCATGGCGGACCCAATGGCCGCCAGGTTCCCGCGGGCCGCGCACGCGCGGGAGCTTGTCCAGCGTCCGCATCGCGCTCACAAGCTTTTCGCCAACATAGTCTGGCTCCCACCGCTCTGGACGCGGACAGGATTCGCTCAGGATATGGTCGTCATCCTCCATCCTAGGCTCCATCATCCAAGATGTTGTCCAGAAGGCTGGCGTCTTCAGCCGTTACGACCAATAGGAGCCGGATCAAGGCTTCACGCGTCAGGCCGCGCTTGGCTGCGGCGGCATCATAAAGTTCGGCAGCCTCGCTGGGGAGCTTCAAAGGCGAGGCCGGCACTGCGCGAAACGCCAATCCAAAGCGTTGCGCCTGTCGATGAACATTGTTTGCGGTGGATATGATCAATGGGTCTTCGGCGACGCGCTTCGCATCCCAGCCAAGGCCGATCAGAAAGCCAAGGCGCGCCACGCGCTCCGCAGTCCATCTTGTTTTCGGTGCCCATTCAAGTGTGTTCATGTTATGTTCCTTCAACGGTCGCGCAGACCCTAATCGGTAGTATTACCTAATGCAACTCGTAGTTTCTTCGGTCATCCTACCTAAGATGGATCTAAAAGATGTCTTAAACCGCGTTGAGCAGCGGCTCGCAGCCATTGGATTATCTGCACACGCAGCCTCGCTGGCTGCGCGGAAGCCCGACGCTATTCGAAATCTGAAACGCGCGGTAAGGAACGGTGACCGTCGTGGTATTACGACCGAGACGTTAAGCGCACTCGCTCCGGTTTTGCAGACAACGGCGGCCTGGCTGTTGGACGGTGGAGTGGGAGACCCGAACAAGAATGTTCGTGTCGTGGGACGCATCGGGGCCGGCGCAGAAATCCTTCCCGAAGTCGAACAGATCCCGCCAGAAGGCCTTTATGAGATCGAGGTTCCCTTCCCGATCCCGCTCACGTCGATCGCATTTGAGGTCGAGGGAGATAGCATGTCGCCACGCTATGATTCAGGCGACGTAATTTTGTGCTGGCGCGAGGGAGTTGATGGCGAGAGCATCATCGGTTGGGAAGCGGCGGTAAGGACAGCCGATGGAAAGCGCTATCTGAAGCGGATCCGGCGCGGCAGTGTCACCGGCACCTTTGATCTAGAAAGCCATAATGCACCGCCTATTCGCAACGTTCTTATCGAATGGGCGGCAGAGGTTCAGGCAGTGGTACGCGCCGGTCGGTGGAGTCGCTTCATCGCTGGGCAGAGGAAGAATATTCTGAGAGCAGATTAG